GCTGTAGATTCAGCAAGTAGTTGTTTCTTAGTATTTTCTAAGATAACACCCATAGTTGAGCGGCGAGTGCCCTTTAAGCCTTCTAACAGAGCTTCCTTGGTCTCGTCCCAACGGCTTTCTAATAGAACTTTTGACATTTATATTTCTCCTAATCTATGTCTTTTTTTATAGCCCTGCTAAACGCTTGAGGTCAATAACATTATTGTTATCATAGACTTCAACTTCTTGTTTGGCAGATTTATCACCAGTTACTTCTGTGATACGTGATTCTGTTAGTGAGGCTTTTTGAGCCTTTTTATCAGATCCAGTATTCAAAACTGCTGGTAGATACTTGTCGAAAGTAGCTTGCAATTTATTTGTTTGCACACTTTCTAGTAAGCTTTGCATTGTCGTTGCTTTTTCCTCATTTAGAGATCCAAGCAAATCACCCATCAATTTTTCACGTTGATTAGATTCTTTGATAATGCGTACTTCACGTTCTTTTGACTCTACTAATTTCTTAGCATTGTCGATTTGTTTTTGTGATTCGGCTAATTGTGCTTCTTTTTGAGCTAATGCGGACATTAGCTTACGTGTTTCTTGTTTCTCACTTAGGTGAGTAACACTGAATTCACTTGCGAAACTTTCAAAGATACGGCGACCAAAGTTATTTTCTTTAGCAACTTTAATATCTTCTTTCAATTGGCTCATTTCACCCTTCAACTGTCCAGCTACAGCGGCAGACAATTTTTTAGCAGATTCGGTCACAAAACGTGCCTTCAATGCTTCTAATTGTTTACGACCTTCTGCAACCAACTTGACCTTAGCTTCAACAACTGCTTGTTTGTCTTGTGAGAATTCTTTGATTTCACGTGCTAAAGCATGAACAATAAATTGCTCTAGCTTTTGCTGACTTTCTTTAGCAACTATACGGTCGCTACGCAATTCTTTAATTTCTTCGGCTAGTTTAGTAACCATAAAGTTATTGAATTTTGTTGCTGACTCATGTAGTTTTTGTTGTGCTCTAACACGGTCTTCGTTCATTGCAGCCTTCTCAGCACGAAATTCTTCAATTTCTTCTGATAAGCTGTCTGTAACCATCTTGTCAAGGGCTTCAACCATCACGATTCTGTCATGTTCATAACGTTGTGCGAACTCCTCGTGAAGTTCTGCACGAACTTGTTGGCGAGCTTCGTTTAACTTTGATTCCCATGCTTCATTTAACTGAGCACCGACTTCATCATTAATAAGTCCACTTTCAAGTAATGGCTTGATAGCATCAAACATGCTGTTTCCCCTTTATTTGATTTTGAGGTCTTTGATAAGGCGCATTACTTCCTCTTTCACAAACTTCTCTACTTTTTTGTTACCCTGTGCGTCTTTTGCAATATCCAACAACTTATGACCATGCTTCATATTCATCATGCCTTCATAAATTGCTTTAGGATACGCATTTGGTGCGCTTGGTTGGGCAACAATATCCACAGTGACTATTTCAAAGTCACTCACTTTGCCGTCATAGTCATTCACGTTTCCGCTACCACGACTAGATACGCCTAGTTTCACACCCGAATCCAACATAGTAGCAACTAGTTGCCCCATTGGAGTCGGTAAAATCTTTAATTTGCCGAAGCCATTAGCACCGTCCATCCACATAGATGTAATCATATGTGATACACGGTCTAAATTAATCTTTAAATCGTCTGGGTGATCTACTTCACCTAATACTGAGTAGCCTTCTGTGATTTGCTCATTTAGAGTTTGAACAGCAGTTTCAATTTCAGACACGGGGTAAACACGCTCATTTGCGTTTTTAACCCCGCCCTGAATGAAGATACCTTTCATATAAAGGTTCTTCTTGTCGCCTTCACTGACACTTTCCACAACCATTCCGGCGCGGTCAAATGTCAGATGCTCTTTGAGATAAGCCATTTTCTCTCAGATTCCTATTAAACTCTACGCTTAGTAGAGGTACGTGACTCTGCTACTGGGCTACGAACTTTACCTGCTTCGTCTTTGGTGACTGGCTTAGGTGCGGCTGTTAAGTCTGCGTTGTTTTGTGCTGGAGCATTTTTCCAATTGTTAGCATCTTTTACAGATGATTCACCTTTAGAATATGCATTGCTTGGTCCTTTTGGTCCTGTTGGAACTGATTCACTTGCACCAGAGAATTTAACTGGCTTAGAATCCATTCCAGCTTGACCGCTGTTGTTTAAGTTTGTGCTCTTTGTTTGAACACCGTTATCACCGTGAGTAACAGAAACTTTCTTCAATGTGATGGCTTCCATCATAGGATCTTCATCGTCGGCTGCACCAAAGTCAGCGTCAGCGTCAGCCATTTCATCATCGCCGGCTGCGAAATCTTCTTCACCGTCAACTTCATCATCAGCACCTGCCATGATATCTTCAAACTCAGCCATTAATTGGTCAAGCTTATCTTCCAAATCAACAACACGGTCTTCTAAATCTTCTTCACCATCCATGTCATCTTCGCCGGCTTCAATGTCGATTACTTCATCTTCATCAGAATCAAACTCTAGGTCATCATCTTCAGCTTCAGCCATACCTTGTTCTTCGACTGAAATTTCGTCTATGAACTGACCTACTTGTCCGCCCATGCCGCCTTCTTCCATTTCGTCATCCATCATTCCCTCATAGATTTCGCGGCTTTTCTCAACTACGATATCGTGAAATAATGCACGTGCTTGTTCTTCGTTCTCATTGATAATCAAATCAATCAGTTGTTCAAATTTTTTGTTGTCCATTGTGGTCTCCTGAATTAAAATGGCTTTGTAGAGTTATTTAGTGGGTATCAAAAAAAACAGCACAATAAGTGCTGTTTTTTTACGTTTTTGTTTAAACTACTCATTAAACTGTCGGTGCGCCTTCTGCTTTAGGTGCATATTGTTGATGTATCTTTTTAAGATAGTTGACCTTTTCATAGTTACGAACATCATTCATCTTTCGTAACTTACGTATTTGTTTTAATGTTAACTTTGTTTTGCGGCTTTCTTTCCATTTAGGCTGACTGTTATCAGCACTAACGTCTTGATAACCTGCGGTAGCTGGATCGAACATTTCAAATAATTTCATATAGTTATTTATCTAAGAAAAAATATTACCTACAACAATGGTTGTCTATGCCAATCTATCAGGCTTATTGAACTTATTTTTTTATCAATTTCTTTCATATAGGGTTTAATTACTTCATTTGTCCATACTGTATTATGGTATTTATTGGATTCTCTGGTCATCAATACGTCATAATTATGTATTGCAATTTCTCTACATTTGGCTAAAAGATCATTAAATTCATCTAATTCCATAGAATTAAGTCTATTGACTTCATCAACAATTGCTTTCTGTCTATCTACAAAATTTTCAATATCATCATATGATTCATTTATGTATGGGGCAAAAGTTTTATAACCTGATTTTCGTAGATATTTCAATGCACGTGCATTTGAAAATAAAATAAAAGGTTGTTTCATTAATATGGTTCTGTAAGTTTTTTCAGTTATAAAGAAAAAGGTATCATAATGTATATCTGACGCAGTTATATTGTCAAGTTCTAAAATATGTGCTATTGTTGATATATGATGATGCTTGAAGGTTTCAGTTATAATATTGATATCTGTACTATTATGAGCCGCTATGTTCCAAAAAGTATATGTGTAATCTGTCTTGTGATTTATATTATACAATGGAGTATCAGTTTTTATAGTATGCGGTAATGAGTTTGTGATATAGTCACCATTTTTCTCAAGGTAATCAACGTTATCTTCATCGTCATATAACCTAGATATATCATTAACAACATCAGATAATTCTATTGTAGTATTATCATTTACGTTATCTAATCTGAATGTACAATGAATGTTATCTAATAAATTAAGTTCCTTAAATTTAAAATATAGATAGGCTCGCTCTATTGAATATCTTCTATTTAAAAAAAGAAATCGTTTTCTATCTTTGAATTTAAAGTTATACATTGAGGATCCCATAGAATGACCAAACTGAACTGCGTCAAATTCAAATCGTTCAATAGAGAAAAAATTGTAATCTTTGATATTTGGGTATGCTTTAATGTTCAAATCAACTGATTGTGAATTTGCCAAACATATATAAACATCAGAATGAGGGGTACTAATGTGCTTACAAAAATCATTCAATATATCAAATGCTAACTTTAACCAGCACTCACTTGCATGTTCAACTAAAATAGAATAGTTATTTTTTGTAAGTTCATCAATTACTTCGATTGGAAAAACTTGCCCCCAATCAACATCAGTATTGTTATCTTTTCTTATAGAGTTTATGAACCATATATCGTATACAGTTATCATAAAAAACTTATCACCCTGATATTGTTTAAATTCTTCTAACGAGTGACTAATTTTAGTGTTTAAATATATGTTTATAAAATCTCTATTCCTACTAGACTCAGGATGATATAAAAACATGTTACATACCTGAACCACCGGGAGCTGGCATATTCTGGCCAGGTTGAGCTTGTCCTGGTACTGGTACTTGACCTGCGGCATCTAACGAAGGATCCATTGGCATTTCTTCTGCGGCAGTAGCATCTTCACCAGCTTGTATATCAGTCTCAATATCTCCCACTGATACACCAATACTACGTAAATCATTACCTTGTGGCTCAACTTCAATTTCTTTGTCGTTTTCCTCACGCCACATTTTTTCGTTTTTAGCGATTTCTTCTTCTGTCAATCCCAAGAAGCGTTCCATAGCAAAGCGTTTACTGATGTATGGATAAGCTTCAACCGCAGTAAATGAACCCATACGTGCTGTATCTAATTCACTTTGACGATAAGCCGCAAAATTCTGCGGTGGATTAAACGTTAAGTTAAACAGTCCACTGTCAATGTTCAGTCCTCTCCAACGTAAGAATAACTTGAATTCTTCATCAAGCTTTCTAACCATATAGTTCTGTAGTCGCTCACAATATTGATTAAAACGAAACTCTTGAATCATAGCTGTACCAACACGACCATCACTCATAGGAGTAACGTTGTCGTCTGGGCCAGTAGGTAAGTAACTACTTGGAACACGTAGACCACGTGCTAATCTGTTGTTGAAG